ACCCAAGCTGAGCTGGCTCAACAACAAATGCAGTTAAAAGAAGCTGAGCTTGTGCAAAAAGGGAACGAATCACAACAAAAACTGGCGTTAGAAGCTGAAAAACTACGGCAAAAAGCAGCAGAAGTTAATCAAGATTATGAAATTGATGCGACTAAAGCAGCAACGGACGCGAGTGTTAAACAACAAGACAATGAAATCAAATTTATGGAATTGCTGCATGACATAGAGCAGTCAGAACGAGAGCATGCACTCAAAGAAGACCGAATTAATGCAGAGCAAACACGCAGTGCCGTGGACATGGCAATGAATTTGTCAAAACACGCACAACAGTTGTACACTGGAGATGAGACGTCAACAACAAAGGAGAATGACAATGGCTAAAATGGATTATGGCAAGAACTCGCCTTACAAACTCTCTAAAGAACGCCGTGACTATGCCAACAAAGGCATTGGCAAATCGGTTAAGAAAGGCCAAAGTGCTGATATTAAATCAGCCGGTGAAGCGTGTGATGGTGAATATGGCAAACATATTAAGATGAAACCCATGCCTAAAAACAACCTGTTTTAAATGGTTGCGTTTTACGCACATGCGTTTTACACTGATTGTATAATCAACAGATTAACGTGACAAGCACGTATAAAACTTGGGAGCACGTTACGGAAACGGAAAAATCCGGAAACACGTTCCAAAACGGAAAAAATGGAGTTGAAACATGGATGCAGGCAGCAACGGAATGGCTGAAATGGAACAAGCGCAAGAACACGCTCAACAACCGCAGGCTGAAGAACAGTACGTCCCTCAGTCAAAAGTGAATGAGTTGATGTCAGGCGCTAAGCGCAAAGCGGAAGAGCGCTCTAAAGCGGAACTTGAGCAGTTGCGACAAGAGCACGAACGTTTAAAGCAAGCTTACGAGCAAGCTCAACAGCAAGCGGGCAGCATGGGCGGCATGCAGCAACAGCCGGACATTGAGCAAATTCGTAAACAAGTCTATGACGACGTTCTTAGTGACTTTGAAAAGCAACAACGCGAGTATCAGGAGCAGCAGACGCAAGAGCAAGCTCAGAAGATTGCGCAAACGTTTCATACTAGAATGGCACGGGGTAAGGACAAGTATGACGATTTTGATAGCGTCATGCAGAAATTTAACCCAGCTGCATTCCCTAATCTTGTCTCATTAGCCACGCAAGTAGACAACACGGAAGATGTACTGTACGAGGCTGTCAAAAACCCAACAAAATGGGCTACTTTAAGCACGCTCGCCACACATGATCCGCAAGCTGGTTTACATGCGCTGCAAGAAATGAGTGACAGTATACAACGGAATGAGCAAGCCCAAGCCAACTATCAGCCAGTCCAAGAACCGCTGAACCGCATACAATCAAGTCCAAAAGCTAGCGACACGGGAAGTCCTAACAGCGTGGCCGACTTTAAAAAATTATTTAGAGGTTAGCCACGCCAGTCACCTGTGACGCTCTATAAACGGAATTATGGAGGCAGGACATGGCTGAATTGCCAAACAACATTTTGCAGAATGTTGAGACGTATAATAAAGCGCAATTAGCGTATTTAGAAAACTTGAATTGTTTTTTGCATACGGCAAATAAAGCGTTTAAAGATTTTAGAGAAGCGCAACCCGCCAACCTAGGCGATACCATCACGTTTGATAAACCGCCACGGTTTGCTACCAATGATGGCCTTGTAGTTAACTTTGATGGCGTAGAACAACGTGTACAACGATTGACCATTGACAAAGCTAAAAACGTTAACATGGCTATTGGCTCTAGAGAGCTTACGTTGAACGTTGAAGATTACATGAAGCGGTTTGGTCGTGGTGCAATCGAAGAACTGGCAGCGGTCATTGAAGCCGACATTGCGCAAGTATGCCGGACTCAGCCTTATCGCTTTTTTGGTAATGGTAAAACCCCGATTAACTCGTTTGAGCAATTAGCTAGAGCGCTTGAACTGTTCCGTAACTTTGGCGCAGCTCGACATAATACTAAAGGGTATTTAGAAGATGTTAGCGTTTCAGCCATTACCAACAGTGGGTTAAATCAGTTTGTGCCTCGCCGCAATGAAGAACTGGCCAACTCTTGGGAACTTGGCGATTTTTCCCAATGTGAATGGTATAAGTCTAACTTGTTGCCCGTTCATATTGCTGGTACCGAAGGTGAGCAAGACACTACATTGACCGTGGACAGCGTCACAAAAGACAGTGACGGCGCTGTAACAGCCATTACCTTTAGTGGTACTAATGCGTCCAATGATGCGGATAGTGTGAAGCAATTTGACCGCTTTGAATTCCAAGACAATGTTAGTGGTCAGCCAAACTTACGCTATCTAACATTCATTGGTCACCAAGTATCCGCTAATCCTGTTCAGTTTCAAGCAACCTCAGATGCTGCCAGTGATGGGTCCAATAAGGTAACGGTTGAGGTATCCCCGAAACTGCAAGCAACAGCAGGTAGAGACCAAAACCTAAACCATGAAATTGTTGCCGGAATGCAAGCCAAAGCGCTGCCATCTCACCGAGTGGGTATGATTCAATCGGGTGATCAATTCTATTTAGCAATGCCTCAGTTACCGGATCAAGACCCTTACAAAACCTCAGTGGTCACCGATGATGACACAGGCGCATCTTTACGGATGTATACCGGTGCGGTGTTTGGTCAAAACATTCACGGCACGGTCATTGATGCGATCTGGGGTAAGACCTTGGTACCCGATAACGGCATGGCTTTAATATTCCCGCTATAAAAGGAGTTTTATCATGGTAGCAACGCCAATTGTTAATGCGGGCCAGAAATACATTGAAGGCCTGTTAGTTAGCTATAACGACACCACAAAGCTGGATGTCGCCAGTGGTCAAGCAAGGGATCAATCGAATACCAATGACATTGAGCTAGCTTCCAGTGTCACCATTGATGCGAGTAATAACGGTAAAAATGGCTTAGATACGGGCAGTTTAGCCAACAATACCATTTATGCCGTGTATGTGATTGGCAATTCTCGTGACAATGCGGATGCAGCAGCGATTGTATCGAGCGACCTCAGCCAACCCGTTTTACCCAAAGATTATGACATGTACCGACGGATTGGTTACGTTAGAACGGATGGCTCAGCCGAGTTTTTGAAGTTCTATATGTACGGAAACGGTCATAACCGTGAGGTTTGGTATGACGTCGCTCGATCTGTCTTAAGTAATGGGACCTCAACCACGTATGCAGAAATTGATTTGTCCGATGATATGCCATCCTTATCAACGACTGTTATTTTAGACGTGGCGTATACGCCCAACGCTGCCACCAATGTGGCTGAACTACGTAACATTGAATCGAGCGCGACCGATGGGCAAGTTCGTTTTGGTTACGGTGTGGCAGCTGCACAAGTGGGCATGGTACGTGTGCCAGCTGGCCTTGATAGTGGTGACGTCAAGATTGAATACAAAGTCGCTAACGGCTCTGATGATCTTGATATTGGCCTACAAGGTTATGTGGATATTGTTTAATTCATGAGGTAACCCATGGCCTACAAAGTCTCTAAGCTGATTTCCAATGCGTTTTATTTAAGCGGGATTGTGTCACGCAGTTTAGAGACGGTCAGTAATGATCAGATAGGCGATGGGTTAGACATTCTCAATGACATATTAGGGGATAAAGGCATTGATCAAGCCCTCATCCCCTATGTCACAAAACATGAACTAACGACGAATCCCGACACTGAAGAATATTTTATCGATAACCTAATCGATATTTACACCATTTCGTTTTTTATTGATAGCATCCGTTATCAAATGACGTTACAAAAACGTCATGAATATTTTGCGTCATATCGTAACGTTGATATTACCAGCCTGCCATTTGCGTATCATTATGAACGTGAAAATGGAGGCACACGGTTGTTTTTCTATTTTAAACCCGATCAAGCGTATCCGGTGGATATCTACGGGGTGTTTCAGCTCAGTGATGTGGCGTTATCGGATGATTTAGCGCAAACGTATGACCGTTATTATATTAATTACTTGCGTTATGAGTTAGCCCGCCGATTGTGTATTGAGTATGCGTACGAAGTGCCCCCCATGGTTGAGCGTCAATACCAAACGTATTACGAATGGATACGTTATAACTCGCAGAAAATTGATTTAACGCAAAATACGCTGAGTCAATTTAGTGCTAAAGGCGCGATTAATTATGCGGTCGCTAATCTGTCTGAGGGCTGGAGTCCTTAAATGACCGGTAATACCAGCAATTCAAAGCAAATTCCCATAGATGTGGTGGGGAGTAGCTCTTTTGGACGCTTTGCCTCAATCAGCCCGTCCCGAACCTACAACATGTTCATTTCTGAAGACGCCACGGGTAAATCAAAATGGCTTATTAATTTTGCAGGGTATCAATCGGTAAAAACGTTTTTTGACACAAACCAAGAAGGCCGTGGGCTTTTTCATAGTGTTAGAGGCAATTTTTTATTGGTGGTGGTTGAAGCCGAAGTGTTTCGCGTCAATCCCGACACACTGAGCAGTCAAAACATTGGTCAACTCGACACCACCACCGGTGAAGTGTTTATTGATGAAAACCTCAATAGTCAAATCGCTATCGTGGATGGTCAAGACGTTTACATTTATAACTACAATGCGGGCCAGTTTGGTAAAGCGAACCTTAGAAATGACGATGATACGGGCGCCTTCACGGGTAATTTAGAGCCCAATTATGTGGCCTATCACAATACTTATTTTTTATTCGGTAATGGTTTAAGCACCAATGACGGCAGTTTATGGTACATTTTTGACCCAGCCAGTGGCAATTTAGATATAAAACTCGTCCAAACGTTGACCCTTCAAACCAAACCCGACTACGCTAGAGCGGTCATCAGAATGCCGGGCCGTGGTAACAACATCATGGTGTTTGGTCAATCGGTCGCAGAAATTTGGACAAATGTAGGCGGTCTGCAAGTCTATCAGCGCAATAGCAGCGTAAATATTGACTACGGTGTGGCCTCTGTCTCGACCATTGCAGCGAATGATCAAGTGATTGCCTGGTTGGGCATTAATGAACGCTCAGCGCCGTCAATTATGGTGAGCACAGGCGGCAACGCACACGCCATTACGCATGACGGCATTGATGAGTTACTCGCTAATGTTAGTGCGCCTTCTGATTCAACGGCCATTATGTTTCGCCAAGACCATCATTTATTTTATCAGTTGACGTTTTACAATGATGATGATGATTTTACTATTGTGTATGATTTCACAACACAACGGTTTTACGATTTAACCGATTTTGATTTTACGCACGCACCCGCTCGACAAACCGGATTTATTAACAACACCACGTATTTTGTCAGCCTCAAAGACGGTCATTTATACCGTACGGATGTAAATATTGACACATACAATACCCATCCATCCCAACAAAGCACGTATGAAATCCCCCGCATGCGCATTTGTAGCACTGTTCGAGGCGAAACCCCGCTTAAATTTATTGTTCAACGGTTTAGCTTTGTGATTGAAGC